CTGATGAATTTGAAGATCCATTTTCATCATCATCTTCATCCGAATCATCGTCATCTTCAGATGAAATATCAGAATCACTGCTAATTGATGAATCTGACATACTTCCACTAATACTTGTAGCACTACTAGAACTAGAGCTTGAACTAGTAATACCATCAGAGACACTATCTTCACTTGCACTTTCAACAGTGCTTTCAACGGCACTATCATTAACATCAGCATCTACTTCGTCATCATCATAATTAGTATCATCGTCTTCTCCTTCAGTAGCAGTAACTTTATCTTTCTCTTCAACTTCTGTCTCCTCAACTTCTGTCTCGCCAATTACTGTCTCACCAACTACTTTTTCAATTTTATCATTATTTTCTACATTTTCAACAGTTTCAGTTAAATCTACATTTTTTTCATCAACAGTCGATGTTTTTTCTGTCTTCTTTGTATTTTTAGTCATTATATATTAATATAAATAACATATTTTTATATATAGAAAAAATTGATATTTTTATTATTTAATATTGGAATAATTAATTTTATAATAATATGTCTACTTTATCTGAAAATACACCTGTTTACACAACTCGCAAGACTGCGGATGAAGCCGCAAATGAAATGAAAGAGGAAACAAAGAAGGAAATGGAAAAATTAAAGGAATTAATGAAAAGCCATGTTACTTCTACAGAATCTAAAAGATCAAATGTATATGATTCTGATGTAAAATATGAAGAATTATTTTTAGATGATAGTGATGCTTCTTCAATTACTTCAGAAGAATCAGAAGACACTAAAAACATACTTAAAAAGATTTCTAATAGTATTAAACATAATGATTCTCATAAAAGAAAGAATAATAAAACAATTATTAAACCTGTTGATTCTAAATATGGAGTTATTGATAGTGCTGTTAAGGTTGAAAAACTAAAGAATGAAATCTCAAAACTTGAATCTAGAATTAGATATAAAGATTTAGATATGGTAAATTTAATGACAACACAAAATGAATTAAATATTGTTGTTGGTAAATTTAAATTATTTGAAGAGATTTTAAATGATATTCAAATTAGAGAAGTTAAGGTAAATGATATAAGAAATAACTTAAAGAATATTATTACTAATGATTCTAATAAAGTAATCTTTCATAAATTAAATGAATTAGATACAATATTCAACGTATTAAATACTGAAATCTCTTCACCTACAATTGAAGAAAGATTAACTAAAATTAATAATCATAATTTTACTAGACTAATCTTAAGTAAAAGAGATGAAGTTTTAACAGACCTTCAAAATTTAAATAATCACACTGGTTATATCAAGAAAGATATAATTAGTAAACAGAAAACATTTGATACAGTAACAAGAATTTTTGTTACATTATTTTTACTAGGAATTGTTGGGTATGGATTTACATACTATCTTAATATTTATATGTGAATTAATATAATTCAGTATATTTTTTATCTATAAATTTAATTCTTTTATATCCCATTCTTTTCATAATAATTGCTCCTTCTTTAGCTTCATATCTACTATGAGCATAAACTAATATTTTATTTTTTTTATTAACTATTTTACCAGGTAAACGAGATTCTAAACGAGTAATTGGAATATGTATAGCATTTGGATGATGACCCATAATCCATTGACGATCAATTCTAATATCAATTATATGATCAAATTCATTTTTCTTTAACATATCTTTTGCTAAATTTAGATCAATTTTTAAATTATTACTTTTAAATATATCTTCAGGTTCGTTCTTCTTCTTATTATTGTCTTCATTTTTACATCTGTTATAAAATTTATTTAAATTTAAATATGCAAATGTTAAAATAGCAAATATAATTATAATTTCTAAGTCCATATAATTATTTTATAAAAAAATTATTTGAATTAGTTATTTGAGTTAGTTATTTGAATTAGTTATTTGAGTTAGTTATTTGAGTATTCTTCTATTATATTCTTATTATCTTGATTTTGAACAAAAGTATACTCTTTACTTATATAATTTGATAATATTTCATCACTAAATGTGGTTGTTAACATTTTAATTAATTCATCTAAATATCTCCAATTTTTACAATAATCAGAATATATTTGATCAATTTTTGTTTTTGTATCATATATATCAGAAAAATTATCACTAATTGATGTTTCAAGATACTTATCAAAACTATGTAATTTTAATATCATTTCACCTAATCCTTTTGTTATCTCAGCCTTTTTAAAATTTATTAATTTAATTAAATCTTTACCAAATATTAATTCATATAAATTATCTAGTTTTTTTTGAAATAAATAGATTTTATATTTCATACATATTTTTATAAATTTATTAAATAATCTATCATGTTTAATATTTTTTAAAATAAATGTAGCAGATATTTCATCGGAATCATTGTAGTTTTCAAATATATATTTATTAAGATCCTTCATAATCTATATAATAATTAAAATTTAACTAAAAAAACGTAATAATTTTTCATCAAACATTTCATCTTTTGTTAATACAAATTGAATTATTAAATTACCTCTTTTTTCTCCAGCATCATTTATCAATATTAAACCTTTTTCTTCAACATTAATCTTAAATTTATTTCCATCAAATCCATATTGAAAACAATCTTTAACATTTACGGTTAATTCTTGATCATCTAAATGTATAAAACTAAATACTAAACCATTAAATAATTGATATAATGAAATTTCATACCTAATTAATAAATCACTATCTTTTTTCTTATATTTCATATTATTTGTAATCTTAACATTTACAATTAAATCACCTCTGATTGCTCCTGATGTATCTCCATAACCTTCAAAATTAACTTGATCAGCAATTAGTGGCACTTTAACTGATTCTTTTACATCTTTTCCATTTATTTTTCGTATGTATACTATTTCTTGTGATTTATTATTATATACATCTTTCATATTAGTATTAATAGTCATTTCAATATCTAATGTTGACTTTTTAATGTCTTGATAATATTCAGAATGTTCTAAATCTGTTTCAGTTGATAATAAATTATTTGTTTTTAAATTTGTTACAATATCTAATAAGTCATCAAAAGCAATATTATCTTTTCTAATTAAACCCATAATATTTACTACATTCTTCGGATTAGTTAAAATATTCATAAATTGACACTTAATTTTATTAAAATTTTTAAAAGAATCAATTTTAGATAATAATGTTGCGAATATTAAATTAATATTGATTGTTTCATCTTTTGATAAATTATCATATTTTTGTCTTTTTTCTTCATCGGATAAAATTTCATATGCTGTTTGAATTTCATGAAATTTTTTTATATCAACATCTGGATTTTTATCTGGATGATATTTTAATGCTTTCTCTCGGTATGCTTTAGTTATAGTTTTAAGAGATGCATTCCTTTTAATATCTAAAACTTTATATAAATCCATTTTTACTTAAATATATGTATTAATTTAACTTTAAGTTTAATTAATTAATATAATATATTTATTATAGTATAATATAATGAGCAGTCTATTAAAGACATTAAAAACAACAACTTCATCTAATCAAGAATCTAATCAAAGTGTTGAAAATAAATTTAATCCAGATATTAAAAATTCATTTAATCAAGCAAAACAAGATAGAGAAACAGCAAAATATGATTTATCAAATGTTGGTTATAAAACAATTATAACTGAAAAGAATCCAAAAGTAGTAAAGTCTCAAGATGATTTAAAAATAGCATATGAAAAAGCAACAGAAGAAAACCGTCAAGTTACATTAAAAAAATTAGCTGAAATAGATAATGAAAGAAAAATGGAAAATCAAAGATTAGCTTCTCAAATTGATCATAATAAGAAATTAGATGAATTAATTAAAATTAAACGTAGAGAATTAACTGGAGATAAAGAAACATATCAAGCAGCTACACATTCAGAATTAAAACAATTTCAAATTAATCAAAATGATAAAGCTAAAAAAGAGAAAGAAAAATTTAATTCAATTGTAGAATCATTAAACATTATTCTAAAATAATGCTACGCATGAAATGTAAACATTTCGTTTTTGTTCCAAAAACCGTTCCGATAATTTATAAATCAAAGATTTATAATTTACTTTTATCCGAGAATCAGTGCTTACTAAATATAGTATAGTTTCGTTTTTCATAAATGATACCCCTTACAGGTGTTTACTTTCAATAGTTAAGCTCACAAAGTGGTTTCCACAGGAAACGAAAATCTTTAGGATTTTCATAATTTAATTATGTAATAATTAAATTATTGATTTAGTTTTTTTATATATTAATTTATTATAAATACTATATGGAAAATAAGAATCAAAATTTATATCTTCTCTATGAATTATTTGATGCATTTATTAATTATGGATTATCTGTAAGAGAAACAGATAAAGATGGTTACACTGCTTGGATTGCTATTAAATCTAAGATACCTGAACAAATGATATCCTGGAATCAAGCAGCTAAAGATCGTTACAAACATTTAACTGTTAACTTCGGAATCCCTGATGTAAAGCCATCTAATCTTAATTTATTAGATCAAAATAATTGGGCACGTAAATATTTCCTTTTACAACATGGTCGTGTCGTTTACAACTACCCTCAAGGATCATTAGCTAAGTTATTTCAAATTGCTTACAATACAGGTCAATTTATTGCTGAAAATAAAAAGATGAAGTATGAACAAGCCCATTTATCATATTTTATTGAAGAACAATTAAACAAATTTACATCATTTGTAGAAATAAACAGTGTAAGAAACATTGATATCTCAGTATATAGAGAAATATACAAACAATTACATAGTATTGTAATTGGTGAAAAATTATTAGTTCAAAAGACAATTGATGATTTTGCTGATAATAGTTATGAAAATTTCAAATCAGTTAATGAAAAGAAAGAACAAGCAAAGATTGAAGAAAAGAAAAATGCTGAAGAAAAGGCCAAGGCTCAATCTTCTACTTCATCTGAAACACCTAAGACTGTAACTGATTCAGCAACATCAAGTTCTGCAGAAACTAAATCAACAACATCTTCAGCACCATCAACAACCTCAAGTGAAGCTTCAAAAACTACTGAAGCCCCAGCACAATCTGAAACATCTGCAGTACCAGCACCACCAGCAGCTGCCGCAGCTGAAACTACATCTGCACCTGCAACAGAAGCAGCACCTGAAGTTAAAAAGGGTGGTAATAATAATACATTTAATGTACACTTTAGTGATTACATCAAAGCATTAAAGAAGGAAAATTCATATTATTAAACATATAAAAAAATTAATTAATTAAAAAATATAAGTTATATTTTTTAATCTAATCTAATGTAAGTAAAGATAATAAGACAAATGGAAAAAATTGAGGTAGAGATATTAGAAAAACATAAAAATTATATGAAACATTATAAACCTAATGATTTATATTGGGGAATAGGTATTGAGAATGAAACTTATTTAGAATTTAGTAAAAAATTAGATGTAAATCCAACAAAATTTTATACTAAAAATGCAAAAAGAGAAAGATATTCTGTTAATTATTTTAATAGTTATAAAGAAGGTGTATATGATAATTGTATATCTAAATTAAAACTTGAAAAATCAGTTCCTTTACTTATGAATGCTAATTCTTTTTCAAAAACTGATAATAATAATAATTCAGTAACAACATACACCAAAAATCCAGAACCCAATCCAAAATTTAATGGTAAATTATTATTTGAATTTATTTGTGAAAAAGATCCATATTTTAAAGATGAATATATGAATTCATATATTTTTGATGGTGATACAATTGAATTTGTGACTCAAAAATTTTATAAAACAAATATTTATGAAATTATTGAAGAATTAAAAGAGAATAAAAAGGAATTTATTTATAGGTTACAAAAGGTATTCAAAGAAAATAAGATTTTTCAAGAATATGGTGATATAAATATTTGTATGATCAATCATCCATTTGTTTCTTTTATGACAAACTTAAATAACTGTTCTATTTTTAATAACATGACTTATCATTTCAATTTTACTTTACCAACTAAATTAAATAGTAAATGCTATATCCAAGATTATAAATTATTTATTGAACAACATAAAAATGCCATTCATTTAATTCAATGGGTTGAACCAATATTGATGGCGATTTATGGTTCAGGTGATATATTTTCATCAGTTAATCCTAATATAACTACAACATCTCAAAGAATAGCAAAATCAAGATATATTGGTTTAGGAACATATGATACTGAAACTATGATACCTGGTAAAATACTACAAATTGAATCTAATAATAATCATTTATCTAATTTAGATTATTGGTGGTTTAATAAATATAATGAAGTTTCTGATTATACTAAAGAAGATTTAATAGGTGTAGATATAAATTTTCATAAACATAAAAATCATGGTATTGAAATACGTATATTTGATTATTTTGATGAATCTAAATTATTTGGAGCTTTAGAATTTTGTGTTTTAATATTGGATCATTCACTTGTAAAAGGCTATGGGGGGGAGAGAAAGATAGAATCACCTGTAAAAAATAGATTTTGGAATGAATTTATTGTTGATATTTTAAAAGATAGAAATGTTAAGGTTAATGAAGATATTAAATTATTATATGAAGATATATTTGATTTTAAAACTAATATTAATACTATTAACGAATTATATCAGAAGATTCATAATAAATTATTAAAAAGATATGAATATAATGGTGAATGTTATAAAAGAATGGTTCGGGAAAAGATGGGATTAAATTGTTGTTGTTTGATATAAAAATTTATATAGACTTTACTAAAAACGAAAAATAATTTATGATATAATAATATTAAATTTAATAATATTATCATATACAATAATACCTTTATTAAAAAATATTTTTTAGTATATATTTATTTATTTTCGTTTTTAGTGAAGTGTAATATTAATAAACTTCTCCAAAAATTAGAATATTAAGAAATAGAGTAAATATTAATGATATAAAGTGTATGATATTTAATAAATAGAGAAATTATGTTTACTCTATTTATTAATATTCTAAT